AATACACCCAGACGCTAAAAAATTAATACAAAATATTAAGGAAAGGGGCCCCGAAGAACTTATAGATGATTTTGGATTCAGCAAGGAAGTTTAGAAATAATTCCTCTGCCAATCATCAACCACTTGCCATTTTGTGCCTTCATTGTCTACGTATGTCTGGTCATCCAATCCATTATCAATAATTCCAAATGGTAACATATCCTGTTCCATAGACTTCATTTGGTCTTTATAGATTTGTTTGCGTATATCAAGATCAGTCATGTCTTTGAAATATTGCTGTTGAACTACCCACGCAAAAACCACCAATCCCATTGCAAGGTCGTCATGGTGACCCTCTTCAGCTTCATAAGAATTATATTTTGAAGCAAATGTAGTTAATTCTGCAATAGTATCAAAATCTGGTATAATAAGTTTATCTGTCTCAATCATTTCTTTCAGAGCAGCACAACCAATCCTCTTGAGTTGTTTACTGGTTCTTATTCCTAGTTGGGCATTCTTCCCAAAACCCCCTCCTATTTTTTGACCAGATCTTCCGTGCATTGAACACATGAGAATATTTTCATACTCTAAATCGTGATGAAGAGATTCTGCTACAGATTGTCCAATATCATTAACCTCTACCAATACCCATGCTCCATTATATTTCATTCCTGTTTGATAAATCACATTAGGATAAATCATTGGAGAAATTTTATTATCTCTATATTTTGCGACCTGTCTATAAGGTATTTGTGTTATATCAAAAATAGAAAAAGCCGAATAGTCTTGCCCTTTACCATGAGAAGTATCAGCTATAAGAGAATAAGACTTCCCCTTAATTGGTTGTTCATAGATATCCAATCCTCCTCTTGACGCTATAGGATTCTGGAATGTCATTGTTTTTAGCTTAGATGGAGCTATAAGTGTCAATGTAGACCCTATAAATTCACACTCAAATTCCTGAGTAAATTGTTGCTGACTTGTATTCTTAATTGTCTCTGTTTTCCATTTATCATCACGGCCTGGTACTTCCCTCCAATCCACCCCAATTGGAGTGTAGTTATTTCTACCCTCTTCCGCATCAACCCATAATTTATAGAACATATTAAGTCCAAGTGGAGTTGATACGATGAAAACTTTAGTAGTTTCACCAGAAGAAATTGTAGGATAAACTGAGGTAAAGAATTGGTCTGCTATGTTGTTTGGAACGTGAGCAAACTCATCAAGAAAAATAATATTGAAAGAACTACCTCTGACTGCAGATGAAGACGTGGCCGCTGCTAGAATCTTAGAACCATTCTCTAGCTCAATGTTTCCTTTATTCCACACGACCACGCCTTGTTGCATCCACTTTGGTAGATGCTCATAAGCTAACTGTAATCTGGAAAGTAATTCACGAGCTGTTGCTAATTTATTTGCTAAGATAGCACAATTTACATTCTCATTAAAAAGGATATAGTGAAGAAGAAAACTGATAATGGTAGTTGATTTGCCCGTCTGTCTGGGCATTTTACATATTACAAATCTATCATTAATAAAGGAATGTATCATTTTTTTCTGATACGGATACATATCAAAACGAATTAATCCCCTATCTACATGAATCACCTTGACATAATTTTCTATGAAATGTTGAGGGTCGCCCATACATTTCTGATATTCTTGTATTGATTCCTCTGTCCATTCGGCAGATTGCCCTACTGCTTTGAGATTGGGATTGCCTAGATAAGTCTCAGCCATCGGTCTTACCTTTTAACAGTTTTTGAAGTTCTGCAGTAGACCCCACAAAAAGAGCATTGGTGACAGTAGTGGGCCCACCCTTTTCGGCTTTAATATCTTTTTTAGTTTTGTGGAGATTGATTAATTCTTTGTTGGTTGTGGTCAATTTGTCTATCATTTGACCAACCACCTCAAAAGCTCTGGGGTGTTCTGATTGTTTCGCTATTTCAAGGAGTTCGTCTAGCCCATCTTGACCGCGTTCAATAAGATTATACAGATTTTCACGAGCGTACTGAAAATCAGTATCTTCATCTTCGCCATTAATAGGCGGTTTTATGTTTTCTACCTTGACAATCTCTTTTTTCGGTTTCTCTATAATCCCCAAAACCTCATCTAAGTGATCGTCTATATTTGCTACTGTCATGTATAATCTTCGCCTGTCTCAGGATTAAAATTCTTACTAGGTTCAAAAAATTCAAAAGTTTCGCTGAACCCGAAATCACTATCAGCTTGTGCAGTAGTTGGGGATGGAACTACCGTATATCTTGACTTCACTACCGCATCTCCAACATCCTGACTTGAACTTTCGCTCATCAGTTTCTCATAATTTCCAGACTCTAGCAGTATATAGTCTGAGGAGGCCAAAGCATCTGCTGTTGTTTCCAGAAGAATATAGTCTTGAACCATTTCCGAAACATCATCATCTTGACCACCAGTAATTCTAAAATTAACCTCAATAGATTTAATAACAGCACCAGTTTTGATATCTGGATAAACAAAACCCTTCATCATAAAACTCAGAGTCCAGATAATAGTTCTTCTTGTAGCAAGTTCACCCTCATATTCATCACTCTGAGATGCTGAATTTAATACAATAGGAACATCTGCTTTGATTCCCATATCTGGAATCGTATTGATTGTGACAGTAAATTCTGGTGTAAAATAAGGAAGAATTTGTTCAAGAATCTGAGTTCCATCTTCAGCATTATTAACCAAAATAAAAAGTTCAAAATCAAAATTATAAGGAACAGGATTGTATTGAGTCATCAAGGAAGATGTTCCAGCTGCAGTATTTGCTGCAAAGTTTCTTCCTATTGTGTTTAATTTTCTGGCTGAATCGTAATTAATACCAGTAAGAGCAAATCCAATCCTTGGTAATCTTGTTGATAAAACTCTTCTATCTGTAGTAGTTTCCTGAAGAGCTAAAATCCATTTCTGTCTTGGGCCATATGCGAGTGGAATCTTAACTCTCTCAAGAACCGCTCCAGCTGAGTTCTTCCTTTCAATGTTGATATCATTGAACAGAGTTCCAAATGCTGCTACATATTTCCGTATTGTTTGGTGATAAAAGGTAGATCCTAACATCAGTAATTAGTCCCTTCACTAAATGGATTTCCTTCCGTGAAATCAAGAACCGAATCAGCATCTGTTTCTATCTGTTTGTTACTTGTAGCTGTATCAGTTGTTCCAGCCTCAATTTGTGCAAGAGTTTCAACAGCTTCGTCTGTTGTTTGTTTGGTTTCGTAAGTACCAGTTGCTAAACTCGTTGCACCAGTAAGAATTTCTCCTACCGCGAATACCCCTGTCATATTGATAAGGTATAGGTATCTCGTTGTAGCATCCCACTTTGCAACTTCTCCTGTCTTTGCAGAAGTACCACCTGTAACTGTCTCTCCTACTTGGAAAGTGCCTGGTGTAGGACTAGAAGCTAACTCAAAGGTACGGACAAAGGATTGTTGAACTTCAATATCATCAATCTCTTCAATTCCAGTATCAATTTTTTCATCAGAGTAAGCGAAGAGTTCACAAACTAAGTCAAATGTTTGAAGAGATCCAGTTTGAAAAAATGTATTGGTATCGGTAACAGCTAAAACTTGAAACAGCCCGTCTGTCAGAGGAAAGTAAATTAGATCACCAGATTTCGGCTCTTTATCTCTATCATTTCCTTCAAAACTGAGTTCAGCCCAGCGTCGTTTTGAAACTGTAAGAGTGATTTGATCTCTAACCTCAAGACCAAAATTTGAAACAAATGTACCCTCACCCTCAAAACCATCTACATTTTTGATGTACATTTCTATGACCCGCGAATCTTTAAACTGTGACACACGGTCTTCGCCAAATAGCTTATCCTCATTGACCATAGTTCTGGGCATATAATTCACATCTATACCATAAACCTTGATGGACTCAATGATTATGCTTTCAAGTAATCGCTGGTCTGGTGTATTTGTTCCGTAGTGATTGAAATACTGATTAGTTGCCATATCAGCCCACCATAAAATCATCTGGAAGTTGATACTTCAGTTGAACCTCTTCTTCTATTTTGTCTATTTCTGTAACGGCATCATCATAGAGTTGTCGGCCGTTTAGTGTCACACCGCCGGGAAGTTGCATTCCCTCAAACTTGATTAAGTTTTGACCCCACTGTTTTTTGAAAAGAGATGTGACATATTTCTTTAGAAACATATCACCATAGACATCTGAATATGTAGCTGGATCTGTGATAACAAAGGCCTCAGAGACAATCCAATCATCAATTTTTACATCATTGCCCCAATCTATATCAAGATATAATCTGTCCGTATGTCTATTATATCTGAATTGAGGCATTCCATGAAATAGTTCATTAATCATGGAAAGTTTTTGCTGAGTCAATACATAACTTTTAAAATCTTGCATCGCTCCCATTGAATATAAATCAGAAAGAGCATATTGATAATTAACAGAGAACATATTTGAGGAATTGTTTGTATCATCATAAAATGGCATAACACTTCTAATACCAATAATATTATTAGATATTGACACATATTGATTATCAAAATCACCAAATGCATTTGCATCAGACGCTGCTGTTGTAGCTGATGCTTCACTTGTTCCACCTGTTACTGTCTCAGCATTTCCAAATGTAGTAGTGGTATTTGCATAATATGTGTTTCCATCTCCTCCCGATTTCACCTCTGGATTCTTATAACGAATTGTAGTATTTGCGCTATGATATTCATGGACTGTAGCTCTTACCCCACTCGTTCCACCTGTAATCTTTTCACCAGCCGTAAAAGTAGTGTTTGACTGTATCTTTAGAGTAGAACTTGTAATTTGATGTTTTAAGAATGTCTTTTCAGTCCCATCAAAATGATATTCTTGGAAAAATTCAAGGGCATCATCCATTCGATCTTCCATCTGGTCATCATCAAGATTCAACTCTACTACTGGATGGCCAAGTTGTCTCTTAGCATAATCTTTAAGTGTTGCTCTGGTAGTTGGTTGTGTCATTTCGTCCTCAATAAGTTGCAGATGGTGAAACTGTTACTACACCCTCAGCAAGTCTTTCTATTACTGTTCCTCCAGATTGCGTATATTCAACATCATACACATATTGGCCAGGAGTAATGGCACCAGTTTGAGTTGCCGTCAGTGAAATGGTTACGTTTGACCCTGCATCTGCACAGGTAAAGGAGACTACATTATTTGATGTGTAATGGGATGGTCTGAGTTTACCGGCACAAGTTCCAGAAGAAATGGTGACATTCCCTCCGGCGGTATTCTTGGCTGTTATCACTTTCTCAAAGGTACACCCTTGATCTATGACCAGATTAACAGTTTGTTTATTGAGAGTGAGTGCCATGAAATCTCCTTATGATTATAAACCTTTCCATATATTTAGTAATGAAAAGGACTTAGGAGATTAAACAGAAGGTTCGTCAGGCCAAGAACTTGTGTCTAAATCCCTGAGATCGCTCAATGTCGTTGTTGCAGAAATTGCCGATTCATGTTCCCCCGCCTTAGTTCTTACAGCATCCCTATATGCCTGAACATCTGAAGGTATTGCAGTTCCAGCATCCGCTTTACGAACAATGTACCAATCATAAGGAACAAGTTTACTGCCCTGAATATCTTTTATTTGTTGAATGGCCTCCCACTGTTTACCTCTTGTCCTAACTTCAGGAGTTCCAGCAACGGTTGTGGAAACAGCTGGTGATAATGTGGAGCCATCAGAATTGAATGCTCTAAGTGTGTTAGAATTTGACCATGAACCTTTTGTGATTTCAACATCAACAAATCCATCAGATTTGGAAATAACTTTTCCTTGTTTTGCTGCAGAAGAATATGTAGAAGAACTTGCTACCTTCTGGTCTGGTACAAATCCATCTGAATCAGAAACAGGAATTGCATAAACATCTTTAAGTGGCTTTTCAGTACTTGTGTATGTTCCTGTTACTCCTGTTACATTATCGTCATCATCTTTGGTGACTGCATAAGCAGGAGTAGAAACATTGTACCAAGCCTGGTTTTCTGGGGAATTGGTCATCGTGATAGACCAAATATTTAAAGCCCTCAATTCAGAAGCAGTCCAAAGAGAGAAGATACTCGCTGGATATTGGACTCCATCAAGAGTTATTCCAATCGGTCTTGTGTATAACTGAGCGATGTTATCATCGTTATTGAGTCGTGCCCACATTGTTATCTTCCTTTAGTATTGTGAATTACTGTTATATTTATAAACTTTTGTTATCTTGCTGTTGCATACTTGAATGGCATTTCTGCAAAGGCCATGTAGATATAAGTTACACCACTGCCG